CGACCCTCATAGGAGAAGATTTCTATATGAACTTGTACTCCTATTTTTCCAAGAAGAGCGTTGAATATGGCTTCGATATGCCAATTCTTGCTCCCTACATTATCCATTTCCGGAGAGTGTATTACGGTGAAGATACCACCGCTACGGGAATCCCTGTTGCTCAAATGTTGAACAAGTCATTCCCCGAGGGTGCAAAAGAAAACTGTACAAAGTGCTCGAAGAAGTTCTCAGAGTGTGCTTGTTATTGTCTATCTTGTGGTTTTACTCGTCAAAATTGCTACTGTACAAGAATGTCTCTCTGCTCCAACTGTTCAAAACCATACTCAGGCTGTGTCTGCTGCCCGATCTGCAAATCGTCTAGCATTTGCAGCTGCTTCCACAATCAATCAACTACACCATGTAGTCAATCTTTTCAATTCAGTCCTGGAGTCTGCAGTTCACAATATGTCACTTTACCCGGGCAACCAGATGCCCGAAGAGATGATTCAACTTCCACAATTTCCACCGGATCGTTTCATAACTCTGATGCGGATTCTATCATACTCGACGGATATCAGAAACCTCCCAACAGCCCGGACCCCTCCGACTCAGCTTGGTCAATTGATACGTGTTATTCAGAACGACCTATCCAGCCAGGCACTTCGCTTTTACACTCGTACACCTTACCGGACATTCCAGTCAAGAATGGAAGAATACTGGCGGGACATGGATCCCGAGTCAGTCCTCTACTTTGCGAAGGAAGCACTCCAAGATCTTGGCTCCAATGCGTCCCTTGTTGTTGCGGGGGAGACAGCGATGACGACAGCACTATTGAGGGTTTTGCTACTTGGGATAATCAAGAAGATCAGAGCCCACGGTCCATATCAGATGGACATATTTGCCTTCGGTTTACTCCAGGTTGCTTTTGCCTTCTCTGTTCCAGCCCTTGGGAGAATCAGTCTTCCACTACTGCACCAGCTGTACCCTCTTCCAGTGTGGATGGTACCATTGTGCCTTGCGACGGTGTTCAATCAACTATTCCTGAAGCAACCACCGCCGTTGCCCCCATGGGCACTGCTGACGTCGTCGCACCAGCTGCTGCAGCTGCAAACATTATCGATCCATGGTTTTACGAACATTTCGTTCATCTCACCCGATTCACTTGGTCAACCACTCAGCCTCCTGGAACCCTCCTATGGTCCTCCCCCATTACTCCAGACTTTGCGCACCCGAATCTTGCCTATGTTTCGAGACTCTATAACGTTTGGGCTGGTGGCTTGGATTATAACATCAAAGTTGCTGGTACCGGCTTTCATGCAGGCGCATTAGCCATAGTGCGCCTTCCTCCGAATATTCCTCCAAGCTCCATTCAAAGTGCCTCTGAATTCACCTACTTTGATTATGCAATGATTGATCCAAAACATCTCGATGTAATCTCAAAGAGTGTTTGTGACCAAAGGAGATTCCTTTACCATTACCGTGATGGTGATTCAGTCAACAACAAAGACAGTATCGGAGGTTACATTGCCATTTATGTTCTTTTACAATTAAACACCTCATCTTCCGGAACAAACCAAATTGACATTGAAGTCCTCAACAAAGCGGCTGCTGATTTCTTTCCAGCACAGATGCGCCCCGTTGATCTTGCTCTTGAGTCCAATGATTTCCCAGAATTAATTGACGCTCTCAACACCGTTCTTCCCAGAGATTTCATGGGTTCTAACTACGACAACCTCGTTGTTGATGGAAGCACCACACTTTCTTCATCTTTCACTACTAACGTTGCAGGTGTTGACAATTCTATTCCAGCTCCACCACCTTTTCTTACTGTACTTGACAACATTTATCCATGCAATGCTTGGCGCTGCGTTTCAAAC